ACTGTAAAGCTAAGTATCATTCTGTACGATCCATTAATATATCCTTAAGCTCTAATAAAGTATCAACTACTGATACTAATGTTCAAAATTTCATAAAAACACTAGATGTGAATGATGAGGTAGAAATATCAGGCGCGTATACAACGGGTAATAATGGAACTTACACAGTAAGTGCGATTGCAGGTAATTACACTAATTTTACTATTTCAGGATCATTCACAGCAGAATCTGGAAGTACTTATATTAAATTATTTTCAGATCATCTAGGTAAAACACATCACTATGAAAATGGTGACGGCAATCAGGTATATTCTTCAGGTGCTTTAATTACTTCTATATCTAATTTTACATATGAAGATAGATTAAATGAAGAAAAAAGAAGAATTAAAATTTTAAAACCTGAGTTTGTTGCAAGCATTGAACAAGAATTGGAACTTAAAGTTAGACCTTAATGGCAGATTCCAATATACAAAATTTTGAAAGACCAGGTGATGTTACTGTCAAAAAGGTAGCAATTTTTAGTTCTACCGGTGTTGTCATGGATATTGATTCTTTTCTATTAGAAATAAATTTATTTGAGGATATCTATAGACCATGTCTGAGAGGTAATATATCATTATCTGATAGTAGAAACTTAATAGAACTATTACCAATTATAGGTGAAGAATTATTACTATTAGAATTTGTTACACCTACATTAGAACAATCAGTAAAAAAGATTTTTAGAATAACAGGTATAGAAAATAGAGCTATAGTTAGAGATAAAAATACGCAAATATATACTTTAAATTTTGTATCTGCTGAAATTATTTACAACGTAAATTTGCCTATATTTAAAAAATTTGAAGGACTTATTTCTGACGTAATAGGATTTGTTTTTTCTAATTATATTTCTCAAAATAAAGAACTAGATATTTCTGGAAGTATACCTAAAGAACTTTCTACTACTGAACTTAGAATATTAGTTGAATCTAAAAATAAAGTAAAATTTGTTAGCCCAGGTTGGAGTCCTTTTAAGATTATAGATTGGTTAGCATCTAAAGCTATTCCAGTAGAAGGTAAGGCATGTAACTTTTTATTCTTTGAATCTAATAAAGCATTTTATTTAACTACTATTGAATATTTGTTTAATACTGCTAGAAAAAATAATTTGTATATAGGTAAATATTCTCTTTCTGTCCCTAACGTAAGAGAATCCACAACACCTAATTTCCAACGAGACTTTTTTATCATAAATAATTTTTCTCAGCCAAATGGTATTGATGTTTTTAAAAATTATACTAATGGGTATTTGGCAAGTAGGTTAATTACTTTGGATTTAAATAATAAAGTGTATGAACCTATAGATTATGATCATACTGAAAAATATTTTGATTATGCTCATGCTGATGCTAATCCAAATCCATTTTTTAGTTTATCACAAGAAGAGATTATCAGAAATCCATTAACTAATATATCTTATTATCCTGTTCAACCTAAATTATTTACAGGATTTAATGATAATGTTAGTGAAAAAATTAAAGATGTTTATGGTAATAGAAAATCTAATCTTATAGATTTGATGCAATTTAGAGTTAATATAACTATTTCTGGTAGAACAGATATAGAAGTCGGATCAATGTTATATCTTAGTTTCCCTGGTCTTAAACCTGCTGATGAATCTACAACTGAAAGTGAATATGAAGATCCGTTATACTCAGGTTATTATTTAATAACAGCAATTCAACACATGATAAAAAAGAATGAGCATAAAATGATTTGTGAAGTAGTTAAAGATAGTTTAAAATCCAATGCTCCTAGAGGGAGAGGAGGATGAGAATCTTTAGTAAAGATGGATTCATTTGGTGGATAGGAGTAGTTGAAGATAGAATGGATCCTGAAAAATTAGGTAGATGCCGAGTAAGAATTTTCGGTTATCATACTGATAATAAGGAAGTACTTCCAACTGAAGATTTACCTTGGGCTTTACCTATACAACCTATAACTTCTGCTGCAATATCAGGTATAGGATCAACACCGTTAGGTCCAGTGACAGGAACCTGGGTTTTAGGATTTTTCCTAGATGGCGAGGATATGCAACAACCTGCTATGCTAGGTACCATTGCTACAAATGTACCACCTAAGACTTTTACATCTACAGTAGAGCCAGATAGTGTTAGTAATAAAAATGATGGATTCCTCAAAGATTCGCAGGGCAATGTGGTTAAAGATTCGCAAGGAGAACCTGTTAGAGCAGGTGTTCCGCAGGTAGAAGGTTGGCAGCTAGGACAAACATCTGAAACATATGAATCCGGAGGTAAAGGGCCTGGTACTATAAACGATTATACAGGTGCGGCGAAAGGTGATTTCGGTGGCGCATCTTATGGTACATATCAATTTGCCTCTTATTTACCTGCTACTACACCAAGTGGTAAAGCTAGACCTAGTTCAAAAAATTCTCCTGTAAAATTATATCTAAGATATTCTAAGTTCAAAGACCAATTTAAAGATTTGGAACCAGCTACGGCAGAGTTTGATTCTAAATGGAAACAGATTGCTTCTTCAAATAAAGATGCTTTTTCTAAAGATCAGCATGATTATGTCAAATCTAAATACTATGACGTAATGGTAGCCAATTTGGAAAGAAAAGGATTTTTAGTAAGTAAATTTGGGCCAGCAGTTCAAGATTTAATTTGGTCTACTGCTGTACAATTGGGACCCAATGCAACTAATATTTTCACTGTACCTTTAAAGAGCAAATCTGAATTAACTGATAAGGATATTGTTGAAATAGTTTCTGAATATAAAATAGCAAATGTAGACATTTTATTTGAATCAAGTACTCCAACTATCCAACAAGCACAAAGAAATAGATACAGAAGCGAAAAGTCTAGATTACTTGGACTTATAAAAGCATGAGCGATATTACAACCACAATAAAAAATAGTATTATTCAAAATATAACCGCTTCTTTGACAGGTTATAATATATCGCCTTTACAAGCTAGGGCAATGGATTTATCTATTAATAATATTGCTACTAACTTGGCAACAACTATAGTTAATGAAACGATAAATCAAGGGAATAGAAATTTAAACCAAATACCTGCAAATGCTGTGGGTCCCTATAATCCATTGAATCTCGTAAATAGTAATCTTGGACCTACAAACGTAACTAATGTATTAAATCCAGTTATGTCTGGAGGTATCCAAAATCAAGTTTCAAGTATAGCAAGTAAAGAATTAAATAATTTAATAAGTTTCAACGCACCAAGAGATGTACAAAATATCCTAGGATTGGGATCTATAAAAAATGGTTTAATTAATTCCTTGATACCTACTCTAAATAATTCTGTATCTGCTTCTATTGATAGTTATAGTAATAATATTTTTAGTAAGGGCAACAGAGTAAATCCAATTTTCAATTCTGCAACTGGATTTTTTGCCAATGGAACTTCAGATCAAGCTTTAAGTAGATATACTGAATCTTACAACACAGCACAAACAACACAAGTAATAAAAGAAGTTAAACAATTCAATCCTTTAAATCAAGAAAATAAAGTTAAACTTGAGGTCACCCAAAAAGGTTTCGTAGATCCTTCTGCTACATATCCGACACAAGAATATAAGGGAAAATCAGACACTAATAAATTAGCTACAGGAGAAGCTCAGGGAACAGTAGTACAGCAAAAGAATAAAGATAGAATGCTTGGTGCAAAACTACCTGGAGGTGATTCATGGGATCAACCTGAGTCCCCCTTTAAAAGTGAGTATCCATACAATAAAGTCACACAAACTGAATCGGGGCATATTATAGAAATTGATGATACGCCCGGTGCAGAAAGATTACATGTATATCATAAATCTGGGACATTTATCGAAATTGATGCGAATGGCTCTATAGTTAAACGAGCAGTAGGCTCTAGTTATGAAATTATAGATCGTAATGGTAAAATTGCTATTGCGGGTAGAGCAGATATATCAGTTAATGGTGCATGTAATATTTACGTAGGTAATGATGCTAATATAGAGGTAGAAGGCGATACTAATATTACATGCCATAATGATATAACAGCACAGGCAGGAGGCACTTTAAATTTATCAGCAGTTGAAAGTATTAGTATTAGAAGTGCAAATGTCTACATTGAAGCAGACAATGAAATGCATATTTTATCTAATACAACAGTTAATGTAGAAAGCGAAGGTAATTTGCATTTGTTATCTAATAAAATATATAATACAGCTAATGTTAGTTATACGAAAGTTGTAGAAAATTCCTACGAAGAAGTTGGTATTGATAAACATGTTTATGTGGATGGATCACTATATGAGACATCTACCGATTTATATGAAAAAGTTGAAGGTGATATCTATATTGAAGCGGCATCAGCAATTAATCAAAAATCTGCACAATTGACAGTTACTGCTAATCCGATAAACTACAATCCATCTACTCCTGCAGCAAGTTCTGTTGCTGCTACAAGATCAGAACCATCTGCTAATGCCAATAATTCTTTCGCAGGTATTCTTGAAGGTAGAAAATATGTTAATTACATAGAATTAGATGATCCACAATCTTTAACATTAAGAGATAAGTATTGTTTGACTGCTGAGGAACCTGGCGCAACAAGTGACGAAATAGAGAAAACTAAAAACGCTGCAATTTGTGCAGGAGTTGTTCAACAAGAAAAATTTGAGGATCCAGTTGTCAGTTTAGATTCTGATTCCCCTACAACAGGTAATAATGATTTTATTGCGCCGTCAGAAGAATTAAAGAAACTTTCCATTGTACCAGATAATTTTAAATTATCGCCTAATTTTACTTTAGGTATGTTATCTTCTAAGGCAGCTGTAACATCTGCAAAAATAACCCCTCAGAGAGGATTGAGTTACGGAGAAATTTTATATAATATGCAAGCTGTAGCTTTAAATATATGTGAGCCCGTTTTAAAATTATATCCAAATATGTACATCACTTCGGGATTTAGATATGCTACTTCTTCAGCTGCAACTTCACAACATCCTTTGGGATTAGCTGTGGATATTCAATTTAAGGGAGCTTCTAAGAAAGATTATTATGAAATTGCTAGAGCTTTAGCAAAAGTATTGAATTATGATCAACTACTATTGGAATATGCTTCAACTACTTCAAATCCATGGATTCATATATCCGTAAACATTAAACAAAGAAGGAATCAGGTCATGACATTTAATAATCATGCCAAATATTCTTCAGGTCTAACCCAATTAGCTTAGATGCCTAATATAGCTAGAGAATCTCATAACATTAGTTCTGGTCCAGCATATGTAATTACTAGAGCTGGGCAAACATCTGTGTATTTAGATGGGTATCTTGTAGCAGTGGCTGATGCTACTGGAGCAGCACAAGTGAGCAATCATCCTTCATCACATAATAACATAAAAATAGATGAGGGTTCAGCTACTTTGTTTATAGAAGATAAACCCGTAGCGTTTGCTGGTTCAGGTCTCACTTGTAGTCATACTATAGCAAGTACTATCACATCTACTGCTACTGTGGATTAATAAATATAAAAATGGCTACTATTAATAGAAAAGTTAGGCAGTTTTCAGATTTAAACTTGGCTTTTACCAAGAATCCTGTTTCTGCTGACGTCACAAAAAAATACGACGAAGAGGCAATTAAGGCATCTTTGCGTAATCTCATATTAACTAAAAATTATGAAAGACCGTTTCATCCTGAAATAGGTTGCCAAATATATTATTTGATGTTTGAAAATTATGATCCAATAATGAAAAGAGTTATGGAGCAAACTATAAAAAATACCATTGCTAAATTTGAACCAAGAGTTAATCTTGAAAATGTACAAATTAATACTAATGAAGATGCGAATGGTGTTGAAGTTACAATTGAATTTAGAATCATCAATACTATTGATCCAATAAAGTTAACCACATTAATTAGCAGAGTAAGATAATGGCTAATCTTAAAATTGCAGAGTTAGATTTTGATGCAATTAAATCCAATCTTAAAACTTATTTAAAATCACAAACAGAATTTTCGGACTATGATTTCGAAGGTTCTACTATGTCTATATTGTTGGACATACTTGCTTACAACACACATTATAATGCATACTTAGCAAATATGCTTGCTAATGAAATGTTTATTGATTCTGCAGTAAAAAGACAATCAGTAGTTTCTATAGCTAAATTATTTGGTTATCTGCCTAGGTCAATAAAAGGAGCAAGTGCAGTAGTCGACATAACTGTTAATAATCCTACAGGTTCACCTGCTGCTATTACATTACCTAGATATACTCAATTTTCTACCACCATAGATGAAACAACATTTAATTTTGTAAATACTGAACCAGTAACTATTAACCCATTAAATGGTGTATACGTTTTCAATGATGTCACTATAACTGAGGGATCGGCATTAAATTACAAATATATAGTAGTTACACCAGGACCAGATGAAAAATATGAAATACCTAATATAGATATTGATACTAATACATTATATGTTACAGTACAAGAATCAGCTTCTAATACTACTTTAACTACTTATAATCGAGTATCTGATATAGTTTCGTTGGATGGTACATCTAAAGTATATTTTTTAGAAGAAAACACTAAAGGTAGATACGAAATTTATTTTGGAGATGGAATTCTAGGTAAAAAATTAACTGCAGGAAATATAGTAACAGTATACTACCTAGTATCCAATGGGACATCTGCTAATTTTTCATCAGAATTAAGTCAATCATTTACTTATAGTGGAACTTTAGCAGGTGGTGATGTAACAGTTACAACAGTTAGTAATTCAACAGGTGGAGCGGATAGAGAGACCATAACAGAATTAAAATTTAATGCTCCTAAGTCATATGCCACCTTGGATAGAGCTGTAACGGTAGATGATTATAAAACGCTGGTACAACAGTATTATCCATATGCTGAATCTGTTGCAGTATGGGGAGGTGAAGAAAATATTCCACCTAAATATGGAAAAGTAATTATTTCGTTGAAACCATTTTCAGGATTTGTAATAAGTGATGCAGTAAAAAATGATATAAAAACAAATTTATTAGCAAAAAAACAAATAGTTGGTCTAACTCCTGAATTTATAGATCCAGAATATATTTACATCGGTTTGGATGTAGAAGTAAAATATAATCCTCGTTTAACTTCATACAGTTTCGTCCAAATTCAAAATTTTACAGATAATACTGTTAGGGAATATTTTAGAACACAACTGCAAAAATTTAATTTAGACTTTTACACTGTTAAATTATTAAATAACATCATAGATATTGATTCTTCGATTTATGGGTGTACTATAGTCCCAAGAATGCAGAAGCGAATAACTCCTACCTTAAATACTGTTAATACTTATTCTGGCGATAATAAGATAAAATTTAGTAATAGAATTCTACCTAATACTTTTTATTCTTCTGTATTTTATTTTACGGTTAATACTTTAACTACAAGATGTATCATTAAAGATGTGCCTGATACAACAGTCCCCGATAATAACGGAACAGGTACACTTGCAGTGTACGATTATCTAAGTGGTACACAAATTTTAAGTAATATTGGAAAAGTATATTATTATAATGGTGAAGTAGTTATAAATGAATTATCTCCTGAAGGTTATATATCAGGAACTTCATTAAGGCTGAATGCTAATTTGCAACCGGGATATTATGATGTCTATAGTTCTAAAGGTCAAATATTAGTATTAGATGAATCAGGAGAAGATACAAATAGTAATGTGGTTAAAGGTCTAAACTATAGTGTAATAGCAAGAGATGATCAATAGAATAGAAGAAAGAATATCAGCAAGAGTATCTTCTCAGTTGCCAGAATTTATAAGGGCAGATTACCCTACCTTTGTAACTTTTTTAGAAAGATATTATGAATATTTAGAGCAAGATACATATGCTCAAGAATTATTACAAAATGCCACAAAATATAGAGATATAGATTCTACTATTGATTCGTTGATTAATGTATTTTTACAGAACTATGGTCCCGGATTACCATTAGAAATAATAACAAATAAAAAAGTAGTTATAAAATATCTAAGAGATTTTTTTAAATCAAAAGGAAATAATCTATCGTTTAAGTATTTGTTTAGAATACTATATGGTGTAGATGTAGAAATAACTAAACCTTTTGATTATGTACTTAAAGCATCTGATGGCAATTGGAACGAACCTAAAGTCATTAAAGCCTATGTAATAAGTGGTGATCCATTCGTATTAAAAAATACTAGAATAAGAGGATTAGTTTCAAATTCGTATGCTACAATTATAGAAGTTACTAAGCATTATGATAATAATTTAGAAGTTATTGAACTTTTAATTCAACCCGGTAGTATAGAAGGTAATTTTTTAGTAGATGAACTTTCATTTGGATCGAAATTAATCACAAGAACCACTGTAGAAGATCAAAAATTAGCTTACACATTTACCGGGAATAATCGTAAATTTGTTGAAAAACTTTATACAACATATTTTGAAAGAACAGGTGAGACTAGTGGTGTTGATTTCTGGACAAATGTAATTGATACAAACACTTTAACTAGACGTCAGGTAGAATTTGATACATTTTTAGTGGGCGAACAATCAGGGTGTTTTATACGCCCCTACAGTATTCTAACAGGCATACAAATTCATGATGGTGGATTTGGTTATAAAATTAATGATGATATCTTAATTAATAGTAAAGGTTATATAGGAAAGGGGATAGTAACTAAGGTACAAGATACAGGCGATCTAAGTGATTTTGGAGCAATACAAGAAGCAAAACTAATTCATTTTTCTCCTAAAGCTAATGGGTTTGCTGTTCCTAGTTATACGCAGCAAACATCATTTCCTATACCATCGGGGTTTCATATTCCATCAGTACTAGCTAGTCAGTCTATAAACGTAAAAGCTTCACCATATTTTGCTTTAGGTAATGGATCATCTTTAGATGATGCTAATATTCAAAATGCTTTAAATGCTGCAGGTTCTTTAGCAGTTACTATAGGTAGAGCCAATGTATATATTCCTAGTGGCACTTACATATTATCTGGATACTTAGATGTTCCATCTAACGTGACAGTATTTGGTGCAGGTTCCTCGA